GGCGCGCATGCCGAGCGAATAGCCGTTGGTGAAGTAGCCGGAGACGCGAACGGCGGTCACGGCATCGGTGGACGAATAGGTCCAGATGCGCGGGCCGGCGCCGACGCCACCAGCAACGAGAGCCGGGGGGTTGGAAGTCGAATAAGCCATTGCTCAGTTCTCCTCTTAGCTCAGGCCGAACGCCGAACCGTCGTGCTTGAGCTGCACGATGCCGGTGTTCTGGAGGATCTTCGCGCCGTGGAAGATCGTCGCACGAGTCCAGGACGTATCCTGCTTCTCGTCATAGCCGATGTGGATCGAGTCCTCACCGACGTTGACGGCGTAGCCCAGCGCAGAACGGTGCCACATGTAGCAAAGCTCAGTGGAAGTGCCGACGCCGGTGACGCGAGCCGACTGAATCCAGTTGACGCCGTTCCAGCGGAGCATCTTGCGGGTCGGGCCAACCAGAGGCTTCACATCCACATAGTCTGAGTTCGTGAACTCCGTGGTCTGGCGCAGATACGCCATAAAGCCGCCGGAGACGATCGCGAACATATTGTCCTCTTCGTCGACCGGGACGTCGTTATTCGCGAGGTAGCCCTTGGCCTTCTCCACCATCGCGAACGAGGCCGTTGCATAGGCGCCGGTATCGATGGTCGCGTTGGCGAGCTCGGCAAGCACGGTCAGGTCGATGTCGCGATTGATCACGTTCATCGAGGCCTGGCGCATGATGGCCTTCTGGTCGCCCTGCGAGGCGAAGATGTTGAAGCCAGTCAGCTCATAGGGAGCGTGCTTCTCGACCAGGGTCGCAGTGAGCTGCGTATTGGTCGGGTTGCCATAGGGGATCTGGCCGTTGGTGCCGCGAGTGACCGCGGTGTCGGTGCCGGAGCCAGCCACGAGGAACGTGGCCTGGTTGCCCTTGACGACGGTTTCCTTGGTGCTCGCCATGCGGAGAGCAGAGACTTTGCCTTCAAACTGATCGATGAAGGCCTGCCGGTATTGTACCTGGGCAGCTTCAATGGACATGATTGTCCCTTTCTATCTTTCCTTTCGTTTTCGGGATGCCTCTGTCCAGGTTGTCCGACAGCCTTCGCGCTCACGGGTTGGCCTTGCGGCGCCGGAGTGCGTTGTGTCGTGGCTTTCCTTTGGCGTGTGTGCGTCTAAATCAGGGGCTCTTGCGAGGTTGTCCTGCGCCCGACGCGGGGCGGATTAGGTCAGGCCGCTTTCCCGCGCGCCTGCATCTTCAAGCTGGCGTCAAGAAGCTCTAGCTCCTCGGCCTGCAACTTCTTGTCCTGGTCATACTTGTTCGGGTCATTGCGGCGAAGCTCGCGAATCTCGTCAAGCCGCGCCTGCACGCTCTTGCCGGCATCGGTCGTCCCGGCCGGGACCAGCGTGGCCGCCGGGTTGAGTTCAAGCGCAAGCGCCGCCATCTGACGGATGAACGCCGGGTTGTCGCCGAGCTTGCGTCCGTCAGGTCCGCGGCCCGCGAGGACCGTGGACGCCAGGCCTTCAGGCCACGTCGCGATCAGATTGTTGACCGCGGTCAGGTTGCGGCGGAAATCCGGCCCCTGCCAATCCTTGCGCAGGGCTTCCTCCGATTCCAGTTTGAACGCCGCGTCAGCGTCTTCCTGCTTCTGTCGGGCCTGATCCTGCAATTCGTAATACTTCGCCACCAGACCATTGAAGGCCTTCGGGTCGAGGTTGCTTTCGTGCGCGACAGCGGCAAGTTCAGCCACCACGGGCTTTTCAGCCTCGCCGATCACAAGGCCATTCGGCAGCGCGAGTTTGGCAACGTATTCGTCGGGCTTCTCAGGCAGGCCGTTTTCCTTGCGCCAGGTCGCCCGTTCCTCGGGCGTGGCGTTCTCGGCAAGCGGCTTCTTGTATTCGCCGGAGGAAATCGTCTGCTCAAGCGAGCGATAGGACTTCCAGAGTGTCTGCTGGTCCGGGAAGCGAGCGAGGCGCTTCAGGGCTTCCTTATCGTCGCCTGCGAGTTGAGCGCGCCAGTCAATCTCAGATTTCCCAGCGCCGAACTCTTTCTCACCCTTGTCATCGGAGCCCTTGTCGTCGCCGCCCTTGTCGGCAGCGTCGAGAATGGTTCCCGCATCCTTGGCGCCGGTATCCGCCGCGCCCTTATCCTCGATCTTGGTGTCATCAGCGCCAGTATCTGCGCCTTTGTCGTCAGCCATGAAGGCTCCTCTTGGCTATTTCAAAATCATCTTGACTTGCTTCACCAGCTGCAAGCCAATGTGGCGCTTGCCTTCCGCAAACGCCGTGTCTCGGTCACTCTCAGGCCGGTATGAAAGATCATACGTTCCGCAGAGCGTGTTGATGATCCAGTCGAGTGCCCGCTTCTGCTGCCCTTCGTTGGCAACGCCGGCCGCCAGCGCCTTGATCGCGTAAGTGTCCGCTTCGTCGTATGGCGCGGGGTGCCAGGGGTGGACGACGGGCGGTTTTTTCAAGCGGGAGCCATGTGACGAACGAAACGCACATACCAGTGTGAACGACGCACAAAGGACGATGGCCTATTGATGAACGTGCAGCGCATCCGCCTCACGCCGCCACTCCCTCGCCGTTTGCCGCCTGAATCGACTGCGCCGCGGTGCCCAGCTGCTCGACGGCGCCGCCCATCTTGGTCGCGACATCAGCCGCGCCAGCCATGGCCTGAGCGGCCTGCGTCGCCCGCTGGATCTGCGCTTCCTGCGCCTTCTTCGAGTTGGCGACCTCAACCGGCACCACCCAATTGGCCGGGACGATCGCGCCCAGGGCCTCACGGAACGCCGTGTCGATATCCAGGTCAAACCGCACGCCGGGATCAAGCTGGGCCGCCTGAGCGAGCAATTGGCCGGCCTGGTTGAACGCTTCCGCTTTCAGCCGCGAATTGGCTTCCTGCAGCGGACTTTCAAACTGCCAGTTGATCTCATGACCGCGCAACTGGTCGGGCATGTCCTCGAACGAGCCGAACATGCCAAGATCCATGGCAACGTTCCAGGTCTGCTCGCACAGCCCGCCGTTGTACTCGACCTCCATCGGCTCAAAGAGCGGCAGAGCGCGGCGAATGTATTCCTTCACTCGCTCCTGCGTCTCATAGGCGGTCATCTTGTCGCCTTGAGCCTGAGCCTCCGGCAGGTTGATCACGTTGAGGAAAAACGCCTCCGTGATCATCTTCTCGATGCGCTCGGAGATCGACTCGCCCCAATTCAGTTCACCTGGCCGGTCCATCAGCCGCTCAAGCGCCGGCCCCATGCGCTCATCATAGGCCGCATCAACCCAAGTGATGCCGCCGGCAAATACGTTGACGCCGCCCTGAACGGCTTCCGCGGTCGCCTTCATCGGCGGGTCAACCGCTTTTTGGCCCGCTTCCAGCATGGTCAACGTCATCTGCTGCAACATGCGCGCATCAGGCAGCGCAACCACGGTCGACGGCGAATAGGCGTATTGCGAGCCGGCCACCGTAACCCAGCGCGGAATGACATAGTTCAGCCGCTTGGCCGGGACTTCCTCAAGAATCGTGTCATGCTCGGTGTCGATGTAGATCGAGGTAAACGGCAGCCGGTTACGGCGCCCTTTCTTCTCGACCGACAGGTCATACTCATCCTCTGGGATGATGATGTGACGGCACTTGATCTCGCGGTAAGGTTCATTCCTTGCGAGTTTGCGAACGTCTCCCGCCACCTTGTCCGGGAACAGCCGCTGAAGCTGTCGCGCCTCAAGCTGCCAGTTCCGATGGATGGTGTCGATCACCATCTCGGCATTCTCGCACCAGGCCACGTCCTTCAGGTGCCAGTTGCGATAGAGAATGCCGTCGAGATACCTGTTAGGGTCAACCGAGATCACGGTCTGGCCGAACGCCACGAAATCGTTGTCACCCTGCTTGGTCGCGCGCACAAACCCGGAATGCTGGTCGTACATCGCACGCCGCATCACGTCTGACTTGGCGTCGAGCCATTGCTTGGCCGTCGCGTCGTTGTTAATCGTTTCGTCGCCCGTCCGGGCATGAAACCACGCCACGCCACGCGGGCGCAGCATCGAGGACAAGGCGTTGCCGAGATCGCGCTGAGCCAGCACGGGCCGGCCGGTCATCAGGTTCGAGGCGAACTCATCTCCGAGCGCGCGTGTCGTCGTGAAGTCGGCACGGTACGGATAGAAGTTCTCCGCCATGGTCTGCCACAACGACAGCAACGGCTGCCGTTTGGAGAAAAGGCGGTTGCCCTGCTCTGTCAGCTCGCGAACGCGGGATTTCGACACTTAGCTGCCGGAGCCCAACGTGGTCGAGGAATAATCGCCGCCGCGGTCCTTCGGAGCCGTCAGGATGGTAGATGAGCGTCCAGCGCGGCCAATGATGTCCATCTGCGCCTTGCGTCGCGCTTCCAGCACGGCCGGAGACGTGCTGTCGGGCATCGGAGCCGGAGGCTTGGGCGCCGGAGCGGCTTGCTGAACCACTGTCGGCTGAGAGAACATTCCAGACATTTCTACCTTCGTTTCTTCAGGTTGGCGTAACCAACGTTCGCCCGCGTTTGCAGAGAGGAACGGTTGAGTTCCCTCTTAACCGCCGCGTCGCCGCAGCTTAATGCCATCACCACGGCATCGCCCTTGCCGGGGGAGCGGCCGAGCCGCTTGCGCAAGTCATCCTTGCTTTCGATCAGCAGCCCGCGCGCCGTGACCTCATAAGTCGGCGCGGCAAGATCGGCCCGCAATTCAGGATCAGGAGGCAGCGCAATCACAGAGCCACCTTGCTGGTCCGGGTTAAGCGCCTCGCGAAACCGCCACCAGGCCTCTGCACGCTTGTTGGCGAACTTCAGTTGTCCGTCGATCGTATGGCCCATGGCTGCCGAGGCGCCATTGAACCCGATGTGCGGGACGAGGTTGTCTTTCAGGCGCAGCGTCACCGCGCCGCCGTAACCGCCGCCCACATCGACCACGACAGGCGCCGCATCGCGGCGATGCTTGACGATCAGCGCGGCTGCGCTCGAGCCGTCCGCGGTCTCCTCGCCCTTGGTCGTGACCAGCGGCGCATACCAGCCGCCGTGACGCATCGCGAGCTCGGCAGCGTCGGCACCACCGCCAGCGGGATCGAAGGCCATCGCCGTCATATTGAAGGCCTTGAAGCCGTCAGCCTTCCAGCGGTTTTGAGCTTCAATGATCCATGCAGTCGGGATCGTTTGGAAATCGGCATCCTTCATGCCGACATCAAAACGCCCCTCTCGCATCATCGTGCGCATCGGCTCGGGCATGGCCTCAACCGTTGCGGCATAGCCCGATTGCATCAGATCGGGGTTGTCCTCCAGACGCGCCGGGATGAACGTCCGAGACTTGGCTATTACCTCTCGACCATCAATCTGATGAGGCCCAGGCCCATCAACCTCAACATCCTCACCATTGATCGTCGTGTACCAACGCAACTCGCCAGGTTTGGCCGGCTTAGGATGCGTCGGGTCGAGCCATGCAGCCCAATACTTGATGACCCACGCGCCTTCCGCCGTCAGGGGCGGATTGCCCGCAGCAACCACCCTACACCGCTTGCCGGATGTAGACCTGACCCAGCCAATCAGAAAGCGATACTGGCTTTCCGTGAAGTGAGTAATCTCGTCGAAGCCCTTAAAGTCATGGGCTCGGCCTTGGTACTTCTCTTTGTCCTCTTCGTGCTGGACCGATCCAAATTCAAGCTCATTGCCGTTCGGCAGCTTCCAAAGTTTCTCTTGCGCGTTGTAGCCGTCCTGCGTGCCAAGAATGCGCTTGCATTCCTTGACGAGTCCCTTGATCTGCGGGAACTCACGCCGGAATATGATGGAGCTTTCATGCTCCTCTATCGCCAAGCCACACAACAGCGAACTTTTGCCGCCGCCGGCAGCTCCACCATAGAACAACTCATCAGCTTGGCTAAAGAACGCATCGGTTTGAGCCCCAGGGTTGGGGACAAACCGCATATCTTTTGTGGCCGCGAGCGCGTCAGCCTTAACTTGCCTTCTATCCGTAGAAGGAAGGGCTTCCAAGCGCTCTAACAGCTCGTCTAGCAGCATTTACCTTCATCTGATCGACCGGCACTGTCAGCGCCTCATCGACCGTCCATTTGTGTTGAAGGCGAGATTTGACCGTTTTGTACGGAACGCCTGCCAATTCAGCGGCCTCCACCAACGTCATTTCGCGGCCTTGGAACATTATGCGCCGATTGTTACGGCGATTGCGGCCCTGTTCGTTCCATGTCGCCCAACGGCAGTTGCCGGGCTCGTAATGCCCATTCGAGTCAATGCGGTCCAACGAATGGCGCTTCGTCGGCTTGCGACCCATATCGGCTAAGAAATCACCGAAGTTATCGCGCCAACGCTGGCAGACCGTGATGCCGCGGCCACCATACCATTTGTACGTCGGTTCCGTCGGTCGGTCGCATCTATCGAGCATCCGTAACCAGCAGCGATACTCGACCGAAATCTGATAGTCTTCCGTCCGCTCACATTCGCCATGCTTGAAATTCAGGCTGGCCATCCGCTCGCGTCGAAAGCACCCACATGACTTGATGCTATGGCGCAGACTTGACGATGTAGCTTCTATTTCGTTGCCACAATCGCAGCGGCAGAGCCAATTCGAATTATGGCCCTTGCGACCCAGATACTGGATTGGCTCCAGTCTCCCGAACCGTTTCCCAAGCAGAGAAATTAGAGGGCGCCCCATGCAAATCACTATAGCACAGGGCGCACCAAGATTGAATCGTTAGTAAACCTCGACGCGGAGGAAATCGAGCCGACAGGAGTTGGAGGCCGAGGCAACCGACCAGGTGCCGGAAACCGTCACGTCCTTGTCCGCCGTGGTGTCGATCGTGGTCGACGCCAGGATATCGTCCTTGATGGTCATGGTGCCTTCGGCCGCAGGAACCGACTTGTAGGTGCCGCAGCCAACCATGGTGCCGCTCGAGCCGATCGTGCGGATGGCGAGCTCGTACTCGCCCGTGAACACATCGTTGTTGGCAACGTCGGTCGCAGCGTGCGAGATCAGCGCCGTGCCGGACAGGCCGCCAATGTAGAGCTTGACCGCCAGAGTGTCGGTCGAATTGGTCGACGTGGCGATGCCCTGGTAGCGGATCTTGATCAGCGAGCCGGGCT